CTCTACTGGAGGTTCTTCTTCCTCTACTGGAGGTTCTTCTTCTTCCTCTCTAGTTACTATATCCTCACTATTTAGTGTAGGGTTCTCTTCTAAATAGAATATGAAGTCCCCCTCTGGAGTTTCCTCATACCTATCTATATTATATACCTTGTCTCCTATCACTAATACGGTAGCAGGAGATAGGTTTGGTATGATGGACAAGCTCTCTAAATATATCTCAATAGGTGTAAGAGGGGTTAAAGTGTGGGCATTAAAAATAGTTATATCTATCCAATCTAATAGAGGGTCTGGGTTAGCTGATTTAACCTCTATAACTTCTCTTATATTGATTGGAGGGTCTCCTATTACTACTTTAGCTTTACCTGCATAGTCCTCTATCCTATATGTCTTAGAGGTGGTTATATACATACTACCTATCTCTCCTCTATATATTAGAGCAGGTTGAAGCTGGATAATACCATAGAACTCTCCCTTGTACCTAATGAACATATTTCTGAAGCCTTCTAATACTCCAGTAGAATTATCATCATCTACAGTCCAGTTACCCTCTTCATCTAATATTCCACTATCAAATAGCTCTTTAGTGGATACTTTGAATAAGGCTTTCTGTTTTATATCAACTAGTGATACATTGCTGTATATCTTCTCTAAAAGCTCTGGGTCTGTTTTAATAGTACCTAATAGGTCAGTATGCTTTCTTACATATACTGTACCACCTATTATGTCATCATACATATCTTTAATAGCATAAGTGTAATCTAAGTAGAATAGCTCTATTTTAGGAGTCCCAAATTCTCTATACATATAATTTAGCTCTCTATTAATTAAATTCATTCATTTCCCTCCTTTGAAATATTATATAAGACGCTTTAAAAATGAGCAGGAAACCTCTCTCTGTGTGCACATCTAGTTTTTTTTCTAATGTAGCTCAAAATAAAATCTACTAGAAGAAGTTTACCTGCCTATTATTTTTTACCTACCTCATCTATAGAGGAGGGTGTAGTACCACTACCACTTCACTCTCCTGTGGACAAGTAACTCCTTCATAAGACTCTCTGGGTAGTCTGTACTAAATATTAGTCTCATATCATCTGTCCTCAAGTCTTTTAGGTGTGGTCTACTCATTAGGTTGTACCTAAATAGTTTGCTCACTAGGAGCAGGATAGAGGGGCTAGAAGAGGTATCTACTTGAATGTTACACTTGTCCTCTACAAAGGCTACAGTTCCCTGTAATACACTTGAGTAGAACTCCTCCTCACCTTCCTCTATCACTATATCTTTAGGGTCTAAATACCTCTTTATTAGTTCTAAATCTACCATACCCTTTCCTCCTCTCTATTTAAGTTTTAGGTAAGCTAATATTCCTCCTCCTGCTCCTACCAGTAACTTTAGAAACCAGTCTTTCACTATCTCTAGTACCGAAATGGTATTAGAGTCAATGAATTTGTCAACTTTGACTTCTAAATTCTGAATGGTCTTATCTGTATTATCAATCTTGTTATTGAGTTTCTCTAATGATAATACCAATTCTTGAATTAGCTTAGCCTGTTCTTTAGTTTGAATATCCTGTTCCTCATCTCTATCCTTGTAGTTGCAAAGAGTGATTTCTATCGCACTAAGTACCTCTTTAATAGAATGTATTTGTTCTACTTTAGCTTCCATATTATCCAACCTTTTCTCTAAATTATTAATCCTACTTTCTAATAAGTGTAATTCCATTCTGTCACCTCTTTACTCGGTTCATATTAAAAGAAGAGGTAGGGCATTATACCCTACCCCTCTTTAATTACTTACAAACAATCTTACATACTTTAGAGTCATCGTGTAGAACTGCTACATAGTGTTCATCTGCTGAAAGAGTAGTAGTCTTGCTAAGAATATCTCTNCCACTCTCTACCTCTACATCTTTCTTTAGGTAGATAGCTACTGCTCCTTCTTTAGCTAATATTAAGTTGAATACTCCCTCTTCTTCTTCTTCTATTTTTCTAGTAGGGATTACTTCACATCCATAAATCATTCCTACTGCTCCAGTCATTAATACTCTGTCACCTAAATCTGAAGCTCTGTTAAACTCTTCTGAAGTTCTTAGTACACCTAAATGCTTAGGATTAACGAATAAGAACTTTCTCTCATCTAGTCCTTCATCTTCAAATAAATCTAAAGCATCTGATACTAGTTTTACAGAGAAGTTAGTTGTTCCAGTTCCTACCTCTAAGTCTCCTCCTTTTAATGCTCCTAAAATGTCATTATCAATCTTAGATGCAATAGACTTCTTTAACTGGCTTACTGCTTCATCAATAGGATTACCTAATCCAGATAAAACACTCTCATCAGTTAATTGGATAGCCTTACCTACCTTCTTAACTGTAGCTTGTTGAGAGGTAGCAGTTAATACTACAGTACCCATAGTAACTCCTTCTGCTACATCTTCTGCATCTCCAATGTACTCATATTTAGGTACTGTTACAGTGTTTCCTGCTCTTCCTTCTAATGTAGTATCAATGTTTGCTACTGGGCTAAATTTAATAGCCATTGGTAGTTCTGCTGAAATAATATCTCCCATTACCTCTGGGTTAATTAAGTTTGCTAATTTAGTCATACTCATTTTACATTCCTCCTAATTTAATTTTTAGTTACTTACTAAGTGCTTCATATAAATCTCTGTTACTGTTGTAGAGGTTTAACCTCTCCTTGTAACTCATTTTGCTAAAATCCTTTTTAGTTATCCCTTCCTCTCCTAAGTTGGTAGTATTAGGTGCATTACCCTCTACCTTGTTATTGTTAAATAGGTATGGGTCAGATTGCTTTAAAGCATTTATCTGTTCCTCTATTCCTTTAATACCTTCTTCATCTTCCACTACCTTACTCATATCTAATAGAGCCTTTATAGTTTTAGTGTTTCTTGCTCCTGTTTGAATTAAAGCAGTTTCTATAGCATTGTTGAGCTTAGTTGTCTTTAACTCCTCTTCTAGCTTATTTTTAGCTGATAGTAAAGTATCACTATCTTCTTTTAAAGCTCTTAAATCGGCTTCTAAAAGCTCAACTTTCTTTTCAAGTTCCTTTTTCTTGTTATTTACTTCATTAAACCTATCCATAGGTATCTTTCCTTCTCCTAAACTAATAGGAGTGTCACCTANTTTNTCAATAACTTGGTTATACAATTCTTCACCTAATAATTCTTTTAGTTTGTCCATAATCTATTCTCCTTTCACATTTTTTTACGAGGTTAAGTCCTCGAATTTTGGAGTGTTTAATCTAGCCATTTATTTTGTTTTGACTAGAGGGTAAATCACTATCTTGGTTCTCATACTCTTCCTTGTGGTCTATAGCTTGACTCTTTAGAGGAGCAGTTGGGAAGCTCATTCCTTCCTCTTCCATCTTAGTAAGCTCATAGTCCACATCTGTTACAAATGGGTGGTTAGCTAAAAGTGTTTCTTTACTTAACATACCTACACTACTTGTAACATTGATAATCTGCTCTTTAGTGTTTACTAACATAGAACGATTGAATGTTACCTTTACTTCTTTCCTATCAAAGACTATACCCTTACTAATTCTTAACCAGTTGCTTATAATCTTTAATAGGTGTCTAATACTCTTCTTGAACTGTATCTCACTCATATCTGCTTTTAGGTCTAATAATGAGTAGATAAACTTTAGTGCTACTCCACTACTGTTACCTAACTTCTCTGCTGATACATCTACTCCCATTCCTAACCTATAGATGTCATTCTCAAGTCTCTTTAGGTGTGAGTTCTTAGCTTCTATTGGTATGTGTAGCTCTAACTTATCTACCCCACCATCCTCATCTACCTTAATGAGCTTGTAGTATCTTAGGTTATTCATAAACTCGGAGCTATCTGTTCCTTGATACCCTTTTAGTACATATATACTATCTTGTATCTCCTCTAAATCATTAGCTAGTCCACTAGTAACCTTATCGTAGTTGTCTATTAACTCCTTCACCATTGATAAGTCTGTAGTAAGCTCCTCATTGTTCTTGAACTGTACGAATGGTATTACTCCAAAGGAGTACCCTACTCCATTGATATAGAAGTGTGATTTAGTATCTACTAAGAAGAGGTCATCTTCATCTAGTCTAAAGTACCTTACCTCATTTTGAGTCCATAGCTCTATAGCTAAAGTGCTCTTACCTTCTAGTGTCACTATCTCATAGTACCTAATGACTCCTTCTAATATCTGTTTAAATCCATTGTTATATAGAGGAATGATTTGCTCGGTAGGACAGATAGTGTAGTCTAACTCTCCATTCTCATCTATATAGCAGTATAACCACTCATCACCTTTGTTACTAGCATTTTTTAGTAGCTCCTGTGAGGTTATATTCCACTTGTCTCCTAATATATCATCTAGGAGCTTGTTTACCTCACTATTAGTAGAGTTAAAGTTCATTGGCTTACCTAATAGGTATCCCACCTTCTGTTTAACTAATAGTCCATAGAAGTTATGGGAGAGCCTATTGTTCTTTTTAGTCTCATCTAAGCACTTTTTACCTTCATTGTCATAGTAATACTGCTCTTCATATAGTATGTCATTGTCATTGTTATAGTACCTTACTCCTTCTTTAATAGCTTTATGTCTCTTGGAGGTACTATCTAACTCTACTATATATTTTAATCTCTCTTTAGTCTCCTCTAAATTGCTTCCAATCACATCTCTTAAAGAATAAATCATCTACTCACTCTCCTTTCTTATTTTAAGAACATTACCTTGTCTTGATACTGTAGAGGTTCAGTACCATATCTAAGAGCACTCATTAAGTGGTCATTGATACCTATAGGTTGTTCTGTTGGATTTCCTTCTCTATCTTTCTCATAGGTGTAGTTACTTATCTCACTAATAAAGTTAGTACACATAGGAGAAACTCTTAACTTTCTACCTCTAATGAAGTCTATCCCTCTCTTAATTGAGTTCTTACCCTTCTTAGCCCCTTTTATATTGAAGCCATCTTGATAGAACTCTTTAATCCTGCTTGGTTCTGCACTATCTGCTATTATCCTGTAGTCCTTATAAGGTGTTACTAAATTCATTAGCTCCTTATTAGTTAAGCCTGTCTTGTATATCTCATCTAAAATATACAGTTCCCCATCTTTTACCCCTATTTTCAGTAGAGCAGAGGGGTCATTGAAACCAAAGTCAAGTCCACAGAATACACTATCATAGTAATCATCATTTAGAGGTATATCCTCTATCTTATAGTTGTTCCATACTAAATGTCCTGTACTTCCCCACTCTCCTAAACAGTATATGTTATAGTAAACTGGGTCAGAATACTTTAAGCTCTCTAATACCTCTATATATTTAGCATCTAAGAACTTGTTATCCTTATAAGTGGTCTTTAGTTTAATAGTATCGGGAGAAGAGGAGTCATAGAACCTCTTTTTAATCCAATGCGTATCTGATATAGGGTTAAAGGTCAATATAACCTCTTTGTGTAGTCCTACATCTCCTCTTAGTCTTAGGTCTAATTGGTTGAAGTCTTGGAGAATTAATTCTGTAGCTTCCTCTATCCATATAGAAGTTATACCTGCTATAGATTTAATTTTCTCTGAGTTATCTAGTCCTATAAAGATAATTTCGCTCCCATTAGGAGCAGTTATAGTCATATAACTATTAGATATAGAGAAGAGGTCATTTAGTCCCCATTCACTAATAATATCCTTAAAAAGACTAAATACAGAGTTCCTTAATGTACTTGCTACCTTCCTTACTACTAATATTCTATGTCCCTCTTCCTCTAGTATTCGGAGCAGGAGTCTCTGTGTCATAAATACACTCTTACCACTCCCTGCTCCTCCTAATAAAGATATATACCTATAATCTCTCCTAGAGGTGTATGAGTAGAGGAGGTCTAAATAAACTTCATTGAATATCCTTTTGTCTATTTCTAATGTTAAGTCCACTATATCACCTCTCTGAAATATTTTATAGGGTGCATTAAAGAAGAGGAGGAGTTTTGCTTGAGTGTAACAATCTAGTTTTTTTCTCTAAATTGCTTTAAGTTAATTTTCGTTATCAGTACCTCTAGTACCACAGTACCCTCTCCTGCTACTCTCTTAGTGTTACCTTTATATGTGTAGGAGTGTTCTTCTCACCATCTCCATTCCACATACCTCTGTACCTTCCTAAGAGGTCTAGTGCCTTTAGTCTATCTTTAGGTAGTATGTTACTATCTAGTGCTAGTTCCTTTAGGTGTGTTAGTATTAAGTCTGTATCTACCTTACACTCATCTGCCCTCATTTTTAGCTCTTTATCTATCCTCTCTTTTATATGAGGAGTGTTTAGTAGTCTATGTCCTTGTACTCTTGCCCCACTTTCACTATACCCTGCACTAATAGCAGATTGAGTAGCATTTAGTGTCTTAACATACTCATTTATGAAAGCTAATTGTCTACTATTTATCTTGCCCTTCTTAGTACCTTTTGCCACTAAATCACCTCCTATCTGCCCCAAAACACTTCCTTATTCCTCAAGATACCCTTCTAATATACATAATAGCTTTATAGCTTCTATTCTATCCTTATCGGAAGTCATACTATCCTCTATAATCTCTTTTAGCTTTTCGATTGAGTAATCTCTATTCTCCATTTCTAATTCCTCCTTTTACCTTCTAACTAAATTATACCATTGATATTGAATACTGTAAAGTGACTTAAAGCAATTAATATTCATTTTAGTACACTAAATGTCTTAACTCTACCTCTAATATTAGATACTAATATATAACCTTCTCTTTCTAATATCTCTACAGCCTTTTTTACAGTCCTATATGACATCTTAGTGTCCTCTTCTATGTCTTTATACATTAAGTCCACTTCTCTGCCCAATTTTCCTCCTCTATTGACTATAGATACATATGTGATTAGTACCTCTTTAGTGAGTTCTGTTATATCTAATAGACTAATAGGTATCTCTATACCTTCCTTCTTCACCTTCTTTAATTT